GAGTCCGCCCAAGCCGTTGCCGCCGCCGGGTTCGGCGCCGACTTTGGGGGCGCAGAGTGTGACGGCGCAGCAGGCGGCGATGGCGGCTGCGGCGGCGGCGGGCAATCAGGGATTTGGGGGGACGGTGAGGGGTGGGATGGGGGCTCGGGCTGGGATGAGTGGGGCGCCGATGAGCACGGCGGCGGCGGCACCTGGCACGCCGGGGCCGGCGGCGGGTGGAGGTGCGGCGGCTGGGATGAAGGGCAAGTAGGAGGTGGGTGTGATGGGCAGGCCGATGCGGGGGGATGCGTGGGAGCGGCCTGTGGCGGGCTGCGACATGTGTGGTGGGGTTGTGACCAGGGGGCGGTTTTGTTCGGCGGCGTGTCGGGAGGCGTATCGGGCGGCGTCTGGGGTTGATGATGTGGTGAGGGTTTGTGTGGCGTGTGGGGGTGGATTTGTGGCTGACCGGCGGGATCGGCTGCGGGTGGCGTGTGGGGTGGTTTGTGAGGAGGTGTTGCGGCCGCAGAGTGAATGGGGATTTTTGGATGTGGAGGGGCCGGTGACGGCGGCGGAAGCGTTATTTCCCGTGGTAAATGTCGCGCAAGTGCGTCAGTTAAGCCCATTTAGGTATCCTGGCGGCAAGACGTGGCTTATGCCGCGCCTTCGGGCTTGGCTGTCGTCGTTTTCCGGCGATTCATTTGTGTTTGTTGAGCCGTTTGCTGGTGGCGCGATGGCCGGCCTGACTGTGGCGGCGGAAAACCGATGTTGCCGCGTTGAGCTTGGCGAGTTGGACAAAGGTGTTTCTGCGGTATGGAGCCTGATTTTTGGTGGGCGCGACATTGATGTGGCGGTTTTGTGCCGGCGCATAAGGATGTTTAAAGTCAACCTCGAATCTGTCGAAGCAGTTTTGCGATCTGAGCCAAAGGACCGGATTGATGCGGCTTTTCAAACGATAATTAGAAACCGGATGCAGCGCGGCGGCATCATGGCAAAAGGTGCGGGTTTGATTAAACGGGGCGAAAACGACCACGGTCTTACCTCTCGCTGGTATCCCGAAACCTTGGCCCGCCGGATTGAGTTTTTGCGAACGCTTCGGGAGCGCGTTGCCTTTCACCAGACGGACGCTTTCGATCTCATTAAGGCGCACGCCGATGACCAAGCGGCGGTTTTCTTTATTGATCCGCCATATACAGCCGGGCGCAAGAGCGCCGGGAAACGCCTCTATGAGCACAACGAGGTCAATCACGAGGCACTTTTTGCCGCCGTCGCATCAGTTAGAGGACGCGCAATGGCCACCTATAACGACGCGCCGGAGGTTCGGGCTTTGGCGTCAAAGCATGGTTTCAAAGTTGATTTGGTTCCAATGAAAAATACCCATCACGCGGTCATGTCGGAATTGATAATTTTGAAAGAGGGCGGGTAGGAAATGAGCGTAGAGCGGTTGGCGGCGGTGTTGGAAGCGGTGCCGGAAGTGGTGACGGCCGATGCCTGACGGGATTAGTTACGGGCCGCGGGCGGGGAGTGGGAACGCGCCGGCGGGGCCGGGTGGTGTGCCTGGAGCGGGCAACCGGCAGCCGCGGGGGAGTGTTGATCCTGGGATGGCGGGGGCGCCGTATGAGATGATGTCGTCCACGCTGTTGAGCCGGCAGCCGGTGACGGAGGCGCGGGCCCGGCGGCCGGGGGAGGTGAAGAAGTGGTGGGCGGAGACCTATGCGCATTGTGAGAGCCGGCTGAATGCGTTGAAGACGTGGCGGTATAGCTGGTGGGTGTACTGGTCCAAGCTCGCGGAGTATTTTTCGCCACGGCGGTATTTGTGGTTGGCGGTTGCGAACCGGACGTGGCGGGGCAATCCGATCAACGATCAGATTATTGATTCGACGGGCTTGCAGGCGTTGAACACGTGCGCGTCGGGTTTGTGGACGGGGCTGACGAGTCCGAGCCGGCCGTGGTTTCAGTTGGACATTGCGCTGAGTTGGATGACGGCGGATGATGCGGCGCTGCAATGGCTGGAGACGACGCAGAAGAAGCTCTATGTGGTTCTGGCGCAGAGCAATTTTTACAATGTGATGGCGCAGGCGTTTGCGGATGTGGTGCTGTTTGGCACGGCGCCGGTCATTATTTACGAGGATTTTGAGGATGTGATCCGGTGTTATTTGCCGTGCGCGGGCGAGTATTATTTGGCGATTGGGAGTCGTTTGTCTGTCGATACGTTGTATCGGGAATTCACGTTGACGGTGGCGCAGGTGGTGGAGATGTTCACCTTGGAGTGTTGCCCGGATGATGTGAAGCGGTTGTGGATGGATGGGGGCAGCAGCATAGACCAGGAGGTGGTTGTTGCGCATTCGATAGAGCCGAATTTCAAGATAACGGCGCGTGGTGGGAGGACGCAGGAGAGCGGCAGCATGGTGCCGGATGTGTTCACCTATCGGGAGATTTACTGGCTGCGGGGGAATAAGAGCGATCAGCCTTTGTCGGCGCGTGGGTTTCGGTCGTCTCCGTTCATGGCGGCGCGGTGGAGCACGGTGAGCAATGATGCGTATGGGCGCAGCCCGTGCATGGATGCGTTGGGGGATAACAAGCAGATACAGTTGGAAACGCGGCGCAAGGCGGAGTTTATTGAAAAGGGTGTGCGCCCGCCGATGGGTGCGAGCGTGGAGATGAAGAACGAGCCGGCGAGCATTATTCCGGGGCATATCACGTACACCTCGACGGCGAACGGGCAAAAGGGTTTTTGGCCGCTTTTTGAGCCGAATCCGGCTTGGTTGCAGGGGATTACGGCGGACATTGAGATGGTGAGTCAGCGGCTCCAGCGTTGTTTGTTTGTGGATATTTTCATGGCGATCACGAATATGGAGGGTGTGCAGCCGCGCAATGAGTTGGAGTTGACGAAGCGGGATTTGGAGCGGTTGCAGGTTTTGGGGCCGTTTATCAGCCTGTTTGAGACGGAGTTCGCGGGTCCGGCGATTCAGCGGGTTTTGGATATTTTGATTCGGCGGCGGATGATTGATCCCTTGCCGGACAGTCTCAAGAATGTGCCGTTGAAGGTGAATTTCACGTCGATCATGCGGCTGGCGCAGCAATCGGCGGAGTCGGTGGCGATGAAGGATGTGTTCTCCACGGGTGGGGCGCTCGCGTCGGCGGCGCAGGCGGCGGGTTTGCCGAATCCGTTGCGGATTTTGAATTTGGATAAGGCGATGCGGGAATATGCGAGCCTGAACAGCTATCCGATTTCGTGCATCTTTACCGATGATCAGGTGATGGAGCATGACCAGGCGCGGAGTCAGGCGCAGGCGGCGGCGCAGCAGCCGCAGAATTTGATGGCCGCGGTGCAGGCGGCGCACACGCTGAGCCAGACGAGTACGGGCGGGGGGACGGCGCTGAGCGCGTTGACGGGTGGGGCTGGTGGGCTGCCGGGCTCGTGAGCCAGCAGCTTCTCCAGCTTGATCCGATGTTGCCGGTGCGGACGGTGAAGGGCGATGGGTTTGCGTTTGCGCTGATTGATTATGGGCAGGAGGCGGACACGCTTTACAAGGTGATCATAACCGAGACGAGTGAGATTTGGGATTTGCCGCAGAGCCAGGTGCGGGGTGCCAAGAATATTTCGATGGGGCGGGTGGGGGTGATGACGCCGTTTAAGTGATCTGATAGGTTCCAAAAAAAACGGAGCGGCATCATGAAATTTACGCGCAAAAAAATTATTTTTCAGGCGAGCGATTCGCAGTATGACCTTGCGTTGGCTGTAACTGGCTTGTGGATTTCCAAGCGTATTGCTTTGGAATATGCAGAAAAGGCGTTGCGTGAATGTGGTCGCGTGGTTTTGGCGGATCGCATTGCGCAGAGTCAGGTGGCGGACGCGGAAATTTATCATGCGATGATGACAACTAAGGAAACGGACGCCTATCGGAAATTGGCGGCCAACACGCGGGAGGCTCTTGAGCATAACCGGGTGTTGAAGCATTTTGAGGATGAGAAGCCGGTTTAAGGTTTAGTTGACGGGCCTTTCCTCTGAAAACTCGGCCCGCAAATCTTCGAGTCCGGCGGCTTTTTGCATGGCGAACAAGAAGCCGCGTTTCATAAGTTCCACGAATTGATCGCGGATGAGCGGGTCGTCGGTGGCCACAAGGGCCATGTGGATGGCGCCGATGAGGCGTGATTTGTCGCCGTCTGGGCTGATGGTGTGGCATTCCCACATATCGCCGTTGCGCCGAAACGTTAGGGAGCCGGCGCCAATGACATGCTTGCTCATGCGTTGCCTCCGCTGGCGAGCGAGCCGATGGGGACTGAGACGTATTGGCAGGTGGGGTCCATTTGTTTCAGGTTGAACATGAAGATGTCGGTCATGATTTTTTTCCATTGTTCGCGTAGCTCGGGGCAGTCTGAGACGGCATAGTTTGAGACGGCGCCAAGCATACCTGCGTTGTTGGGTTTTTGCAGGATGCCAACCCAGCATTCGTAGAGGGCGGTTTCGGGGTTGCTTTTGAACCAGATGGTGATTTGGGCGTTTTTGGTCATGTCATCATATCCCGGTAAATTGGCTCGCGCTGTTCGCGCAGGCTCCAGTGGTTGCGCTCGCCGTTGTAGGAGCCGCCGCGGATTTCGAAGTAGGTGCCCCAGGCGAGTTGGTGGGGGATGATCTGGATTTGGATGCTGGGGTTGCGAAAACGGTATTTGGCGGTTTCCACGTCGAGGTTGGTGGCGCCGGTCACGTGGTAGATGGAGGCGTCCAGGCGTGAGTTGACGTTGTAGGCGGCGCGGAGGAGGGCGGCTTTGATGATGGGGTGGCCGCCGCACGCGGCGATGACGGAGTTGGTGATGCGGCCGTTGGGAATGGGCAGGTTGGGTTGCGGCCAATGTTCGGTGAGGATGAGGGTTTGGTTGGGGTCCTCGAAGACGGGCGGGCGCTCCAGGAGGCCGACTTTGAGGTCCACCCAGACGCCGCCGAAGATGTGCAGCAGCAGGAGGCGGCCGAGATCGGCGATCATGGCGGGGAAGGCGCAGGCGGTCATGGCTTTGCCGACATCGGGGCGGTGATAGGCTTGGGCGATGCGCAGCAGGCCGGCATAGGTCCAGGTGGTCTGGCGCCAGTCGGGGTAAGCGCCCATCCAGGAGGCGATGTTTTCATGCACGTCCGGGGGCGGGGCGGAGGGGCGTTCGGGATCGTTCGGGTCGATCCAGATGCGGTGGATGGCGCGGGGGATGTTGGGGGTCATTGGCGCGTCTCATGCGGCTTGTGGGCGGATGGTGTGCCGTCCGGCAGCGGTGGGTAGCGGAACACGCCGCAGAGGGCGGCGAGGTGGATGCAGATGGTGACTTGGGCCTTTTCTTTGAAAGGGCGGTTGGGGATGAAGCCATCCGTCAGGCCGCGCGGGAAATGCTCGGCAACCATGTCGGCCAGCATTTCGTCGATGTCGTTGGGCGTGAGCGGGCGGCCCAGCGTTTTGGCCATGTTGTCTCCGACTTTTTCCGCCGCGGCCAACAGCGTTTCGTCAATCGGCAGGTCGAAGCCGAAAAACTCGAACACGGGCCGGGTGTCGGCTGGGTTGGGCGCGTGTTTAAGGACGGCGGCCAGCACGCCGGTCAGGACCTGGAGGGCGTATTTAAGGGCTTCCTCGCGGGTGGGCAGGGGCGCGCCAACGGGCGAGCCGAAGGTGTTGGCCACGCCTGGCGGCACTTTTTTGAGCACAAGATCGCAATGGAAGCCGCCCAAGGGGGCCCGGTAGATGTGGATGCCGGCGAAATTGTCCTCGCGCATGTAGGGCAAGGCGGCTTTGCCCACGCCGGAGACCATTTCAAAGCTGAATTCTGGATCGGCCGCGAAGGCGATGGCGTCGGCGCGCGCGGCGGGCAGCAATTCGGCCAGCAGTTGTTGCGCCTCGATTTTGGCTTTTTTATTGAGGTTTGGGCTCATGTCGGTGTCCTTGTCCTGGTTCAAATCTTAACACAACCTGCGGATGCGGCAACCTTACAGCCACGTTATCCACAAAAGAAAAACCCCCGGCGGCAGGCCGAGGGTGTTTCTCAAGACAGGACGAAGCGGGGGACAAGCCCGCAGGACAAGTTGGGTGTCGCACGGCGGCCCGGGGCCGTCAATTCACAATTTTGGGAGGTGGGTGCGCGACAGGATGTCGTAGGCGTAATCGAGGTTGCCTTGCTGCGCGACCTGGGCGGCGAGTTCGACCGCGCCCATGATTTCGTCGGCTTTGCGGCGCCACATGGTTTGATCGGCGAAGCCGCGGGTGAGGTGGTAGGGGATGGTTTGGAGTTCGATGACGCAGGCGGCGGCAATGCGGGAGGCTTCACGGGACAAAGCGAGGTAGCTCTCGGTGGTGACGGCGCTCATGGTTCGATCTTCCCTAATGCGCCGCGGCATACATTTTTTTGGTCTCCACCGCCCGTCCGTCCGCGTGGACATAAAAATCGACGGTCAAGATTTTTGCGGTGGCCCTGGCTTTTTCCTCCATCTCCTCGCGCTGCGTGGCTTTTTCGGCCGCATCGCAGAGCCGGTCTCGCTCGGCGATGTCGCCCCTCAAAAGGGCCTGCATGGCGGCTTTGAGGCATTGCTCGCTGTTCATTCGACCCTCACGAATTGCATGGCCGCCCAAAGGGCAAGCTCATCGCGGTTATAGGTCACGCGCGTGCCCCGCGTCACATAAAAAGGCGGACCCCGACCAGCATTGTTGTTGGCGGCCAGGTTGGCCAGGGTGCCTTCGCACATGGGGATGCCGCGGCTGGTGAGGTAGCTGGCCGTCTGTTTGCGGGTCAGCCAAAGCGGAATGTCTTTGATGGAAAGGGCGTCGGCGGGCGCGTTTCGCAAGACTATATTCCTATCAGGCTCATTTTTTCTAATTTACCCCCATGAGGCATAACATCCCATAACGACAGCCGCAATGACGGCTTGTTTTTTTGAATAACGGCGTCCTATGCAGGCGAATGGGCGCTTTGACCGAGACTGAAATCTTCTCGTGCTTGTCCGAAAACCTGACCCTTGCGGCCGAGGAATGCGAGGCGTTGGCGGTTTTGCCCGCCGCCGGCCCCACCTATAATTCGCTGCGTCATCGGCTGCGGTTGATTGAGGGCGCGTGCCGCCAGGCGAGCGCGTGGCGCGAGGATACGCGTTGGCTGCCCATTGGGTTGATGATGCACGAAGCGCATGAGCGCGCGGGCAACTGGCTGCGGGGCTTTCATCCGCGCAAGCTGTTTCTGATGCTGGCTGAGAATTTGCGGATGCTGGCCATGACGGCGCGCGATCTCCAGCACAACGCGACCGGCCGGGTGGGGATGATTTTGCCGGAGCCGCTGGCGAGCCCGATCAAAACGCAGGATCGCGCGGTGCAGGTCGTTTGGCCGCACGGTGCGATCCAAGCGCAAAAAGCGCCGGAGCCGGTGCCCGAACGGAACGGGCCGCGCACGCATAATGATTTGCCCGCCAACGCGCTCAACCCCAAGCGGCTGCCCTCCGGGATCATCATGCCATGATGGAGGATGATGACCTGCCCGATGACGTGCCGGCGGCTGACCTGCCAACGGATAAGGGTTTGGCCAACGCGATTGACCCGGCGGCGATCAAGCGCGCGGGCGATCAGGCCAAGCGCGAAGCGGACGAGGCGGAGGCGTTTTGGGCGGGTGTGTTTCGTTCCGCCGTTGGTCGCCGGGAGATGTGGAAGCTGTTGCAGGTGACGCACGCTTTTGAGGAGCGGTTTGCCTGCGGGCCGAACGGGTTTCCGCAAGTTGAGGCGACGTGGTTCCACGCCGGCGAACAGGCGGTTGGGCAACGGCTCTACCAGACCTGGCTGCGGCGCGACCCCATCACGGTGGCGGCCATGCACACCGAGAACGATCCGAATTTTGCCAAGCCGGTTAAAATCCGGCGGGCCGCGTAATGTCGGGCACGGGCGCACCGCCGCTGGTGCCTGACACCCTGGCTGGTGGCGGGGTGTCGCAAGAGGCCGTGGCAGCGCCCATCGGGCCGAGTCCGCTCCCCTCTGATACCCCGTCTCCGGCACCCAGCGCCGCACCCAGCCCGGCCCCCGCCTTTGCGCCGCACACCGAGACGCCAAGCCTCTTATCGACGCTCAAGGCGCCGGAGCCGCCGGCGAGTCTTGTACCTCCCGCGGCTGCGCCGGTTGACGCCACGGCCGCCGCGGACGCGCCGCCGGGGCCATCCGCCGCCGATGCCCCGGCGGGCGAGCCCGCCAAGCCCGCCGCCGAAGCCGCCGCACCTGCGGAGCCCGTGGCGCCGGAGCCGATTGCCTATCCCGACTGGAAATTGCCCGATGGGCTGCCGGCCGATCAGGAGGCGTTCGGCAAATATAACGAGGTGCTGGGCAAGCATCGGGTGTCGCCCGAGGTCGGCCAGGAGCTTCTGGATTTGCATGTGGCCAGCCTGCAAGCGTTTCAGCAGGCGGCGGTGGCGCAGTTGGCCGAGATGCAGCATCGCGCCTTTGCCGAAACGCGCGAGAATTGGCGCAAGGAAGTGATGGCGGACCCGCGTTTGGGCGGGGCCGGGCACAACACGGCGATGGGCGCGATTGCGCGCGTGCGCGATGCGCTGGTCTCGGATGCCAAGCCCGGCACGGCGCAATATGCCGCCGATGCGCAGGCGTTCAACGAATTCGCCGCGATGACCGGGGCCGGGGATCATCCCTTGTTTCTGAAATTGCTCCACCGGGCCGCGCGCTATGTCGATGAGCCGGGTTTGCCCCCGCCATCGCCGAAACCGCCGCCGGGCAATGGCCGCGCGCCGTCCGGCGGGCTGCGGTCGATCTACGCCCAACGGGGCGTCAACTGATGTCAGCCCCCTTCACCGCCTGTTATTTTGAGGAGACCGCGTAATGGCAACCGGCGCTTGGCCCACCCTTGTCGATGTCGCGCTGCGCACGGACAAGAGCGGCAACATTCCCATCATCGCGGAGATGTTGTCTCAGTGCAATGATTTCCAGGATGATTTGCCGTATGTGGAGGCGAACGAGAATACCGGGCATGAGTTCGTGTTCCGCACCTCGATTCCGGCCGGGGCGTGGCGCCAGTATAACCGCGGCGTGCCCTATGCGAAGTCCACCACCGCCAAGGCGCGGGTGGGCCTGGGGATGCTGGAGGATTACAGCCAGGTTGACCGGGCGCTGGCTGAGCATTCGGGGGACAAGGAGAAGTTCCGGGAGTCCGAAGACGTGGCGTTCCTGGAGGGGATGTCGCAGACCATTGTGCAGACCTTCATCTACGGCAACACCTTCGCCAATCCGGCCACCTTCATGGGGCTGTCCACCTTCTACAACACGGTTTCCACCGCCAACGCGCAGAACGCGGCGAACGTGCTTTCGGGCGGCGGCACGGGCACCAGCAACACCTCGTTGTGGCTGATTGGCTGGGGGCCGGAGTCGATCTTCGCGCTGTTCCCGCGCGGCAGCCAGGCGGGGCTGGCGATGGAGGACAAGGGCGATGTGACGCCGGGCGTTGACTCGCTCGGCAACCGCTTTGAGGCGTACACCTCGTGGTTCCGCCAGCAGACCGGGCTTTGCCCGAAGGATTGGCGCTATGGCGTGCGGCTGGCCAATATCGACACGACCAATGCCGGGCTGGCCGGGCCGAACGCGCCGGATTTGTTCGCGCTGATGGCGCAGATGCTCCTTCTGTTCCCCAAGCTGTCGGCCAAGACATCGGGCATCGTGAAGACGGACGCCACGATGGAGGCGACCGTGCGGCCGGTGTTCTACTGCAACCGCACGACGCGCCACTGGATGGACGTGCAGGCGATGCGTGATCGCAACGTGCTGTTGCGCATCGAGGACTATGCCGGGGTGCCGATTGACGGCTATCGCGGCATCCCCATCAAAATCGTGGACCAGATATTGAATACGGAAGCCACCGTGACCTAACGGCGAGTTAGGAAATCTATACAATTCAAGGAGTTATCCAATGATACTCGACTCGCTTCTCAGTTTCGTCCCGGTTGGCGCCAATCAGTCTCTCGTGGCCGGCGCGGGCGTTTCCATCGCTTCCCAGAACATTATCGATCTTCTCGGCACGGGCGTTGGCACCGCGCCGCAGAACATCATCGGCAACGCCACGCTGTTTGGCGAGGATGCCGGTGTGGGTATGAACAAGCCGCAGGTGGAGGTGTTGATCGGTACGGCCTTCACCACCGGCAACTCGGCCACGCTCAACGTGGCGTTTCAGGGGGCGCCGGACACCGGCTCGTCCGGCTCGTATCAGCCTGGGACGTGGACCACGCTGGTTGAGACCGGCGCGATTGCCGCCTCCTCGCTCACCGCGAGCGCGGTGATTGCGCGCTTCGATTTTCCGCCCGCCTTTCCGGCGAACCTCTCGCCCCGGTATTTGCGGCTCTATTTCCAGATCGTTTCGGGGACGAATTTCACCGCCGGGACCATCGCCTCGGCCATCGTCACGATGGTGCGCGATGACCAGGCCAACAAATACGCGACCAAAAACTTCTTCGTGGCGTGATGCCACGGGGGCGCAGATACAAAGGATTGAGCATGATCGAGCAACCCAGCATTGCCGGGGATTTGGCGCAGAGCAAGCAGTTCAAGGACGCCGTGCGCGCTGCCGTGGCGGAGTACGCGGCGGAATTGCAGGTGCAGGCGGCGGCCAAGCAGAGCGAGCCGGTGGCCGCGGCGGCCGGTGGCGCGGTGGGGGCGAGCGAGCGCAATTTCGCGGAATTGCTGGCCCTGGCCATTGCCGAGTTGAACGATCAGGGCTCGGGCCGCAAGCGCGTGGCGCCGGAGATTCTGGCCGCGCGCTCGAAGGCCCGCGAGCGGATGGGCAAGCTCATCATGGCCGCGCGGGAGGCCAAGGCATCGCCGGAATATCGCGTGATGACCACGATGTTTTTGAATGAGCGGCAGGTCGATCCGTACCAAAAGGATGACCGCAATTTGCCGGTGCCCACCGAGATCATCTGGTCGGGCGTGCCGAATGACGGGATGTTGCCGCTCAACAAGGTGGCCCAGGAGATTTTCGACGCCTACAAGGAGTCGGTGGGGGCGACCCCGCGCGTAGTGCAGGAGCAACCGGCCTGGATCACGGCGGGCGGGCTGGTGGTGCGCGGTGCGGCGCCGGCGCGGCGCATGGTGGCCAATCTCGAAAACCCGCTGCCAGGTGTGTATGAGGACTCCGCTCCGGCGCGCGATCCCGACTTTGCCGATGCGCTGGCGATCAAGGGGCCGAACGATCCGCGCGCGAAAGAGGTGCGCATTCTGGGCAGCATCGCGGAGCCCGCCAAGCAGAATTTGGTTGATGCCTAAATGGGTATTCCCGCCCCCGCCGGGATAAGCGCCTCGGGCCTGCCCCCGCCGGGGGATCAGGCTTCGGCTGTCGTCACGGGGACGTTCACCGCTGTGGGGCCGGGCCAGCCGTTTGGGTTTCGGGGCAATGTGAACATTTCGATTTGGGGCGGCGATACCCCGGCCGGCCTGTTTCTGGTTGTTCCGGTGATTGGCGGCGAGACGGGCTCGGCGGTGGCGTCGGTTGGCTCCACGCTCAACACGGTTTTGCTGCCGCGCGGCAGCACGGTTTCGGCTTATTTGGGGTCCTCGCCCAACCCGATTTACAGCTTCGCGCTGCCTGTCGTGACCTATTTGGGCACGGTTAATCTCAACCAGCCGCAAATCACGATCTCCTCGGCGGCGGCGGGGCTGACCTCCAACAATTTGCTGGGTGCCGCGGTGAGCGGGCCGGGTATCCCGGCGGGCACCACTGTGACGGCGATTTTGCAGCCGCCGATTGCCGCGACCGGGCAGAGCCCCGGCCAGTCCGGGATTTACCAGTTGTCGGCGCAGCCCACGGGCAGCGTGCCGGCGGTGCCGCAGTTGAACGCCTATCAGTTCGCGCTGTCGAATACGGGGATCACCACGAATTTGGCCGCCGATTTCAATGGTGTTGTGGTGGGCTCGGGGATCAATTTCACCGGCTCGGTGCAACTCGAATTTTCGTATGATGGCGGTTATACGTGGCTGGTTGCGATTTTCCCCAACTCCTTGACCAAGCCAATTATTGCCACCGGCACGCCGATTTCCTTCAATTTCATCAACGAATGCTCGGAAGTTCTCTACCGGCTGAATTGCACGGCGCTATCGGCCGGCAGCATCATTTGGCGCATGTCGGAAAACGGCGGCGCGGCTGAGTCCCTTGATTTTACGGTGTATGGCTGATGGGTGTTCCCGCCCCCGCCGGCATTGCCGGCTCCGGCCTTCCCCCGCCAGGCGATCAGGCCAACGCGGTTGTCATCGGCACCTTTTCCGCCGTTGGGCCGGGCATTCCGTTCGCGTTCCGGGGCGGCTTCAACATCGCGGTGTGGGCGACTCAGGTTGTCACCCTGACGACCACGGCGGGGTCGCTCACGGCCACGATCACGGGTGCGGCGCCCTCGGTGGGCACGACCATCAATTCGCCTCTGGTGCCGCCTGGCACGACCGTCACCTCTGTCACCGGAAGCGGCCCGTACACGGTGACGCTCGGCCTGCCGCCCATCACGATCCGGGGCGAGCAAAGTGCTGTGGTGCCGCAAATCAGCCGCATCACGATCTCGGGCAATGTGGAAGCCGCCGCGGCCGTTACCGGCTACGCGGCGCAGGTCATTGGCGCGACCATCACGGGGCCGGGCATTCCGTCCGGGACGACCGTAACGGGTGTGGTGACGGTGCCGCACGCGGCGACGGCGCAGGCGCCCGCGATTGAGGGCACGATCACGCTCTCGGCGCAGCCCACGGTGGGGTTCAACGTCAAGCAGCCAAAGAGTTTTTTCACGGTGTTTCCCACCGGCAACGGGCTGGTCGCGGGCACGGATACCGGCGCGATTTTGACCGGGCAAGGGATCACCTATTCCGCCACCATGGCCACGGAAGTCAGCTTCGACGGCGGGTCCACATGGGTCGGGTTTGCGTTTTCCAACACGACCACGGCGATTGTGTTCAATGGCGGCAACGCCGTGACCACCAGCACGTCTAACCCTGAGAAAGAGGTGCTATACCGGCTCAACTGCATCGCGTATTCATCCGGCAACATCAACTATCGCTTGAGCACGACCGGCGGTGCGGCGTCTTCGATCTCGCTTTCAACATTTGGATGAGGCAATGACATGACCGCGACCCCGATTTACAGCGTTGGCGCCAACGTCATCACCAGCCCCACCGGGGCGGAGCGGTTTGTGTGCGACAATGGCGGCGCCGAGATCGCGGTCATGTCGCTGAACACGATTGCCGAGTTCACGGAAGGTGCGGCCAATCCGCTCGGGCCGGAGGCGGTCTATAATACCAACGCCGCGACCGCCGCCGCGACCCTGACCGGGGCCAACATTGTCGGCGCGTCCACGGAGGTCGTACTGGGCATGACCGGCACCTTCTCGGGTGCCGCGGCGATCACGCTGCCCACCGTGGCGGCGCTGCTCGTGGCGCAGCCGAATTTTCAGACGGGCGCCAGCTACATTCTGCGCATCATCAACATTGCCGCCGGCTTCACCCTGACCGTGACGACCAACACCGGCTGGACCGTGAACGGCACGGCCACCATCGCGTCACAGTCGTTCCGCGATTTCATCGTGACCGTCACCTCTGTCGCCAACGCCACCGCAACCATCCAGAACATCGGTTCTGGGTCGCCATAAGGAAAAACGCCCATGGAATTTTTCAAAAAATACTATCGCGCCATCCTCGCCGCCGTCGCGGGCTTGGCGATCTGCGCGGCTTTCGCCTACGCGCAAACCATCGTGGTGCCCACCGTCACCTCCGTTGGCACCAGCGATTTGTTCCTGGATGTGGTGGGCGGGCAGCCGACCGCCCAGGGCGTTTACGCAACCGCCAGTCAAATCGCCAACGTGCCGGGCTATCGCTACACCGTGGCGACCACGGGCTTTACGATCACCGTGCCCAACGGCGTCAGCTATGAGATTTTGAACCCGGCCGGCACGCTGGCGACCGGCACCTTCACCTTTCCGCCCAACCCGGGCGATGGGGCGCGGACCTGCTTTTTCTCCACGCAGACGCAGACGGCGGTGACGCTCACCGCCAACACCGGCCAGTCGGTGGCCAACGCGATCACCGCCATGACCGCTAACACCCAGTATTGCTACACTTACGTCGCCTCCCTCTCCACCTGGGAGCGCAGCATTTAACCATGGCCTCGCCGGGTTTGATTGACCTGGCAAGCAGGAGCCGCCCGATGGCCGACGCGCCGAAGAAAAAAAACTGGATACAAGCCGCGGTGCCCAAAAGCCGCAAGGGCGTGTTCGGCGCGAAGGCCAAGGCGGCGGGCGAGAGCACGCGCGAATATGCCGAGGAAAAGAAAGACGCGCCGGGGACGCTCGGCAAACAGGCGCGGCTGGCCCTGACTCTCATGGGGATGCACCACGGCGCCAAGCGCATCAAATACAAGCAGAAGGATTAAGCCGATGGCCCGGATGGAATACAAGTCGATGAAGGAGAAGGACGCCAAGGGGGACAAAGGCGAGTCCTCCGACAAGGGCAAGGCGGAGAAGACGGAGCGCAAGGCGGAAGGCAAGCGCGAGACCACCGCCGACTCCGGCGATGAGGGCAAGCGCGACCGCGAGAAGCTGGTCGAACAGCACGCCAATGAGCGCGAGGCCATGAACAAGGCGCACGAGACGGAACGGCGCGACATGCACGGCAACCACCGTGACGAAATGCGCAAGATGCACGCCCGCCATGAGGGCCAGATTCAGGAGATGAACGATAAGCACAACGAGGAGTTACAGGCGCAGGATGGCGGCCAGGCCGGGCCGGAGCCAGCGCCCGGGGCGCAGAGCATGGCGACATCGGGCGGGCCGCCGCCGAACGGGGCGATGGGCGGGGGGATGTAGGCCGTGGCCGCCATCATGCAATCGATGGAATTGGACGACGAGGACAAGTTGGACGCGGCCGGGCCGTTCCCGCTACCCGACAAGCCGGATTATCCCTATGGGCTCCAGATTTGCCTGACGCACCGCGAGTTTGAAAAGCTGGGGCTTGACCCGGCGGAGGCGTTTGTCGGGGGTATTTGTCATCTGCACGCCCTTGCGCGCATCACTTCTGTTAGCGCAAATGACGGAGCGTCAGGCTCGTCCTGCCGCGTGGAAATGCAGATCACCGACCTCGCCATTGAGTCAGAGGACGAGGAAAATAAAGAGTACGATTAACCCGGAGTGCCCCCATGACCGTCTGGCTTCGCGTTCTGCTCTCTTTGATCGCGCTGGCGGTGGTCCCCGGGCTGGCACGCGCGCAATCGACCCTCCTGCAAGCCGGCGGCATGACGCCCGGCCACGCGCCGATGTATGTTGGCATGGGCTCCTATCAGCCAACGGTGCAGGATAGCGGCCCGGCGGCGGGCGGTGCGGTGGGGCTGGGCCTCTCCGAAATATACCTCCAGCAGCGCGCCCCCAGCGGCACCAGCACGCCGCCCTACGCCAATGCGGGCACCGGCCCCTATGGCACGAATTTTTGCGATGATGACGGCCCCACCACCTCGGCCGGCGGGTATCACGCGCTTTGCTTTGGGCCGAACAGCCAGGGCGGCGGGCTGATTGCCTATAACGCCTATGGCGCCGCGGCGCCGCTTTCGCTGCAAATTGAGGTCAACGGCACCTATTATCCCTTCCCGCCAACCTCGGCCTGTTCGACCTGCGGCACCATGGCCAGCCAGAACGCGAACGCGGTGGCGATCACGGGTGGTTCGATCTCGGGCACCAACATCGTGACTTATCAGGGCGTCGGCGAGGCGCTGGTCAATGTCACCTCGGGTTCCACCTACACGGTGCCGGCGGTGCTGAGCGTGGCCGTGGTGCGCAACGACTCCGTGGCGCTCACGGTGACGCTGCCGGCGGCGATCAATTATTCGACCTGTCCGTCCGCCACGGCCGGGACCTGCCCGGTCATCTACGTCAAGGACGCCGGCGGCAACGCCAACATCTACAACATCACGATCAACACGCCGGACGGCAAGCTGATCGATGGCGCGTCCAGCTACGTCCTCAACATCGCCTACCAGAACACGATGCTGATTTTCAACGGAACCAACTGGAGCGTCTTCTGATGGCATATGATCCGCTGAATTTTTTCAATAACGGCACGCTGGTTGGGGTGGCGGGCAATGTGAACGCGCCTGGTGGGCAGGGCGTTTGGGTCATCGCCAATGGGGTGGCCAGCTACTACCCGCCCAACAGCACGGCGTACATTCCGGGCGTTGGCATCACGATCACCGGCACGGCGCCGGTTTTGACGATTGCCAATGCGGGCGTGGTGGAGCTTGCCCAAGGCACCATCGCCGCGGCGGGGACAATCGACATCGGCGCGAACCTGACGCTCAATGCCGGGGGCACGCTCTCGGGCTCGGCCGGCGGCGGCGGCGGGCAAACCTTTGCGTCCGGGCAGGGGATCAGTTTTTCGGGGACCTCGCCGGATTTCACGATCAACAATGAGGGGGTCCTGGAATTGATCCAGGGCGCCACCACGGCCACCGGGAACATTACGGTGGGGTCGAACCTGACTTTGAGCGGCAACACCCTCACCGGGCCTGCGGGCGGTTCTGGCACCATCGGCGTGGAAGTCGGGGGCACGCTCTACCCCACTTTGGCGGCCGGGACGGATATTTCGTTGACGGGCAGCGGCGCCACCCTGACGATTGCGGCGGTGGGCGGGGCGGGCACCATCGGCGTGGAATATGCGGGGACGCTGTATCCGACCTTGGCGCCGGGGCTGGACACTACGTTTTCCGGGGCCGGTGCCGTGCTTACCTTGGGCTCAACCGCGCCAACCTATCATGATGTCACTTCAAGCCGCGCATATAACACGACCTATACCAACTCGACCGGCAAGCAGATGTTCGTTATGATTTCGGTGAATAATGGCGGCGCGGGGTTTACCATCAACCCCACCGTCAACGGCGTGCAAATCGGAACGATTTGCGGGGGCAATCAGCAAATCAATCAGGAAATTTCGTTTTGGGTATCGCCGGGCGACACCTATAATTTGGTGCAGTCGGGCGGCACGTATTCGATCAATAACTGGGTTGAGCGGTATTAATGACCTCGCTCACCAGCACGCAAGTCGCCAACGAGGCGATCCAGCTTATCGGCGATAACACGCCGCTGGTGACGGGCGTGGCGCCGAATTTCGACACCTCGCCGGCGGGTGTGGCGCTCGCGCAAATCTACGCGCCAACGGTGGCCGCCGTGATGCGGCAATTTCAATGGGACCAGAGCCGCAAGACGGCATCGCTCACGCTCACCGGCAACACCGCGCCGTTTCCGTGGAGTTACGAATATTATTTTCCCAGCGATGGAGTGCAGGTGTGGCAGGTCGCGCCCGCCTCGCTCACGGACCCGTATGACCCGCTGCCGGTGAATTGGAGCGTGGGCAACGATGTGGTGTCGGGGAGTCAGGTCAAATGCGTGTTCGCCAACATCGCGGGCGCAAAAGTGATCTATGACAACAACCCGGCTGAAAGCACATGGGACCCGCTATTCACCGAAACGGTCGTGCGGCTACTCGCGGCGAAACTGGCCATGGCGATTGCCGGGCGCACGGATACCGCGCAAAGTTTGACGGAGAGCGGGGCGCAGTTCGACCAGGTGGCGCAAGGGCGGGGTGATGTCTGATGGCCAGTTCGTCCGTTACGTCACCGGAAGATGTCATCAATCTGGCCCTTGTCCGCATCGGCTATAAGACGCGCATCGGTTCGATATGGGAAGGATCGATGGCGGCGAAAAAGGCGCTTGATGTGTACGCACAAACCCGTGATGCGATGTTGCGTGCTTTTGACTGGGGATTTGCGGAGCGCAATGTCGCGCTCACGCTGATAAAACAGGCCCCGGTTGGCGGGTACGTGCCGCCGAACACATGGTCATCGGCCTATCCGCCGCCGCCTTGGCTGGCGGAGTGCGTGTATCCAACGGACTGTTTGAAAGTGCGCTCCGTCAAAAACGTGCCGATGTTCGTGCCGAATTTTGCGCCGCAGCCTTATTTGTTCTCGGTTGACAACGATCCGTCTTTGACGGAGCCGAGTAAGGTCGTGTTGTGCAACGTTTATCCGGGCATCCTGGTTTACACCGGACAGGTCACGGACCCGGCCGATTGGGAGCCGGACTATACCGAGGCCCTGGCATCCGCGCTGGGGCGGCGGCTGGCGATTGTTCTGGACCTGCCCAACTCGGCGCAAATGGAAGGCCAGGATGAGCAAGTCGAAACGCTGATGGCAGAGGACATCCGGGGGTAGCATGGCCAACCTTCCCACCGATGTGGCGGCGCAGGCGCTTGATGCCATTGGCAGCGAATATGTCATTGGCGATCTGGAGGAAGGCTCGCGCGAGGCGCAGGTTTTGCTGCGCGCCTATCTGCAATGTTTGCAGCAGCTACTCCGCGGCGCGAATTGGGATTTTGCGCGCAAGACGGCGCCGCTCCAGCTTCTCGCCGATGCGACCGGGCAGACGCCGGATGTGGGCGTGCTGGTGCCGTCCAACTATGTCTATGAGTATGCTTATCCCCCGGACTGCATGAGGGTGCGGTTCATCCCTTGGAATCATCAATGGCCCGGCGCCGGCACGCCGCAGGGCAACTATGCCATCCCGTCGAATGTGCCGATTGAGAACGGGCTGGGTGCGCCCTGGTTTGGTCAGCGCATCATTCCGGCCCGGTTTGTCATCGCCACCGATGGCAACTATCCGCCGCCGTCCGGGACGATTACGTGGGAGACGCAAGGGCTGAGCCCGCAGAGCCGCACGGTCATTCTGACCAACGTGAAGAACGCGCAATGCACCTACACGGCGCTGATGCTCTACCCATCGCTTTGGGACCCGCTTTTCCGCGAGGCGCTGGTGGCTTATCTGGCCAGCCAGGTCGCGCTGCCGCTCACGAAGGACAAGGCGCTCGGGCGCGTGCTGCGCGATGAGCAAATACAAATCGCCAAGCAGAAGCTCGAATTTGCCCGCCAGATGGATGGCAACGAGGCGTTCACCTCGTCCGACATTCCGGTTGACTGGATGAACGCGCGCTACAATGGCGGCGGCTGGGGCGGCTATGGCGGCGCGTTCGATGGTGGTCTCGGCTGGGGCGGCTATGGCGGCGGGTACGGCGGCGGCTGGGACGCCTGCTCATTTGCGGATGGCTCCGCATATTGAATTATGGCAGTTCCCTACATCAAAAACAGCTTTTTGGGCGGGGAGTTGTCGCCCCAGCTTTGGGGCCGCACGGAGACTGAAAAATATGCGTCCTGCGCGTCCACGATGCGCAATATGTATGTCAACTACAGGGGCGGCGCGAACAGCCGGGCGGGCACGGCGTTTGTCGGGTACTCCAAGCAGACCGGGCAGTCTTATCCGCCGCGGCTGATTTCATTCCAGTTCAACATCAATCAAGGTTTGATGTTGGAATTCGGTAACGAGTATATGCGCGTCATTTCCGATGGGGCTTATGTGACGGACGTGTCCGTGGGCATCACGGGCATTACCAAGGCCAATCCGGCGGTGGTGAGTGCGACGGCCACCGGGGCGGAGACGGTGACGCCGGTTGATAGCGCGGTGGCGCAATCTTACGCGCCTGGCGAGGTGGCCACGATGGCGGGCGGCACCTATTCGATGCCGGCCATGGTGCAGGTGACGAATACCAAACTGCTTTCGGTGCAGGTGAACGCCAACGGCACCGGCTACGCGCCCGGCGATACGATCAACCTCTCCGGCGGCACGCAGACCAGCCAAGCGGTGGCGACGGTGGCGACCACGGAGGTTGTGGCGCTGCCTACCATTGTTGCCGGCGGGACGGGGGGCACGCCTGGCACGGCCACGGTGACGGGCACCACGGGGACGGGGACGAAATTTCAGGCGAGTGTGACGATCACCGGCAGCCAGTCGGCCAGCCCGAACAATGGCGGCGTGACGGCGAGCTATGCGCCAGGCGACACGGTGACGCTGGCTGGGGGCACCTTCACCAGCCCGGCGGTGCTGAGCGTCACCAGCACGGAATTGCTGAGCCTGACCGGCCTGACGGCGGGCACGGGGTACGCGCCGGGCAATACGATCACGCTGGGCGGGGGCAGCACGACCGCGGCACCCGTGGTGACGATCTCCACCACGAAGGTCTCCAGCGTGCCCACCATCGCTTCTGGCGGCACGGGGGGCACGCCGGGGGCGGTCACGCTCACCGGCACGACCGGGACGGGGACGAAATTTCAGGCGACCGGGACGATCTCCTCCGGCGGGGTGCTGACCGCGATCACGGCGCTCACGGTGGCGGGCAGCTACACGGTCAACCCCACCACCTTGTCGGCGGAGCCCGTGACCGGCGGCGGCTTGTCCGGGGCCACGCTGAGCCTGACCATGGGGGTGAACACGTTCACCTTCACGGCGGGCGGGGCTTTCTCGGCCAACCCCACCGCCGGCACCTTCACCCAGAACGCCACAAGCGGCTCTGGCACGGGTGCGACCTTTACCGGGCTGTTTGGCCCGGACGTTGTGACCTTCGCCTCCAGCGGCAGCTACACGGCGTTCCCAAGCAATCCTGTGGCGCAAGCGGCCACCTCTGGCTCCGGCGCGGGGGTGACGTTCACGGTGAGCAACCTCGCCACGATCACGGCTGTCAACAGCCTGACGGTGGCGGGGAGTTACACGGTCAACCCCACCACGCCCGCGGCGGAGCCGGTGACGGGCGGCGGCCTGACGGGTGCGGAGTTGGGGCTGACCATGGGTGTGGCCACGGTCAATGTGACCTCGGCCGGGGTGTTCACGGCCAACGCGCCCAGCGGTGTGTTCACCCAGGCTTCGACCTCCGGCTCGGGCACGGGGGCCAGCTTCTATTTCGGGCTGTTCGGGCCGAATGCCTGCACGGTGGCGAGCCCGGGCAGTTATTCGGCCTTTCCCAGCAATCCGGTGGCGCAAGCCAGCAGCACGGGCACGGGGCTCGGTGCGACGTTTGATTTCACGTCCGGCGCCACGGCGGCGTTCAGCAATGGCGATTGGGTTTATCTCTCGGGCATCGGCGGCATGACGCAACTCAATGGCCGTGTCGCGGTGGTGACCAGCGCGTCCTCCTCCGGCTTCGCGCTGCAAGATGTCTTTGGCAACAACATCAACTCCACGGGTTATAGCACCTACACCTCGGGCGGCGTGGCGGCGCGGATTTTCACCCTGACCACGCCCTGGGCGGCTGTGGATTTACCCTACCTAAAGTTCACGCAATCCGCCGATGTCATGAGTTTTTGTTGCTGGAACCAAGAAACCCTGACGGAATATCCGCCTTATGATCTCGCGCGGGTGACGGATAGCAGTTGGACGATTGCGCAGCCGGCGATTGGCGCGGCGCTGGCCGCACCCACCTCGTTGACGGTGACGCCCATCGGCTCGGATGGCGGCTCTCAAGTTTACATCATCTGGTACTATGTGACGGCGGTGAACGGCGCGACCGGCGAGGAGAGCGGTTTCGTTTATACCGTGCAGGGCAATGAGGCTTTGGGCACGCCCAACGGCAGCGGCCGAACGCCAAACAATGCGCTGTCTTGGCCCGCGGTCAAAGGCGCCACCTATTACAACATCTACGCGGAGTCGCCGCGCGCCATCCAAAGCACGGCGCCGACCTATCCTCCGACCTATATTGCCGGGCGCATCGGGCAAACCAGCACGACCAGCTTTGTCGATACCGGCGTGACGCCGGATTATTCGCTGGGGCCGCCGCAGCACAATAACCCGTTTTCCCGCGGCGCCATCGTTTCGGGCAACGTGACCAACGGCGGCGGCGGCTATAAATTTGAGGGCGCGACGGGCACCATCGGCACCAGCACGGGCTCTGGCGGAATTGTCACGCCCGTCAATGTGCTGCCTGGCGCCTATATCGGCTCCATCTATATTTACAACGCGGGGTCCAATTATACGCAGGGCGACACGCTTACGATCAACGCCAACGGCTCCGGTGGCTCGGGCGCCACGGCCACGCTGACCATCGGGCCGGAGAGCGGCACCTATCCGGGCGTCGTGGGATATTTTCAACAGCGGCGCTTTTACGCATCGACGCAGAATAATCCTGATACTTATTGGGCCAGCCAGACCGGGCTCTATCTGAATTTCGACACGCATTTTCCAACCGTGAACAACGATGCGCTCACTGGCTCTCCATGGGCGATTGCGGTGGATGGCATTCAATGGCTGATTGCGATGCCGGGCGGTTTGATCGCGCTCACCGGACGCCAAGCGTGGCAGTTGACCGGGCCGGGCGGCTCCAGCCAAAACCCGCAGCCGATTACGCCAAGCGGCCAGGAAGCGCAGCCGCAAATGTTCAACGGTATCAGCGCCACGGTGTTCCCCATTCGGATAGATGATGAAGTTATCTTCGTGCAATCGAAGGGCAGCATCTACCGGATGTTCAAATACCAGTATTTTTACAACATCTACACCGGCAACGATATTACCGAGTTTAGCACGCAGCTTTTCATCGGCCACCAGATTGTCCAGCACGCTTATGCGGAGGAGCCCTATAAGGTCATCTGGTCCGTGCGCGATGACGGCATTTTGCTGAGCATGACCTATTTCAGCGTGCAGCAAATCACAAGCTGGGCGCGGCACGATACAAACGGCAATTTTGTTGGTGTCGCCACCATTACCGAATTGCCGGTTGACGCGCCCTATCTGGCGGTGGAGCGCACGATCAACGGGCAGACCAGCTACATGATCGAACGCATGGATAACCGCTTCTGGCCGGTGGCGGAGGATGTGTGGGCGGTCGATGCCGGCGTGCAGATGCCGCTCACCTACCCGGCGGCCACGTTGAACGTGTCCAGCCCCACCGGCACGGGCAGCCTGACGGGCGTGACGAATCTGGTGGGGGGCAGCGGCTACGCCTCGGACACCGCAGTCCTGATTGTGGATAATAACGGGCTGGGGCCAGGCGCGGGCGCGACCGCTTCGGTCTCCATATCGGGCGGCGTGATCACCGCGGTCAATTTCACGGCGGCGGGAAGCGGCTACATTTACCCGCAAATCTCCTTTGTCGATCCGACGAATTCGGGCTCTGGGGCGAGTTGCGAGGCCATCCTCAACAACAGCGCGACCATCACGGCGAGTGCCGCGGTGTTCACGGCGAACAGCGTTGGCGACATCATTCGCACGGGCGGCGGGATCGCGGTGGTGACGGCCTACACCTCGTCAACGCAGGTGACGGGCAACATTCTGGTGCCCATCACGACGCTCTACCAGAACAGCGGCACCCCAAGCGGCTATCCGGCGGTGCAGCCGCAGACCGCCGGCAACTGGTCGATGACGACCCCCACCCAAACCGTGACGGGGCTTTGGCACCTCATAGGCGTGCCGGTCACGGGGCTGGCCGATGGCAATGTGATCCCGCCGCAAGTGGTCTCCGCCCAAGGCACGATCACGTTGCCCGCGCCCGCCACGTTGATCACCGTAGGGCTGGGCTTCACGGCGCAACTCCAGACCGCCTATTTCGACGCCGGGCCGCAGGGCGCATCCCAAGGGCGCCGCAAGCGCGTCTCGGCCGTCACCGCCAGGATCGAATTGTCTGAGGGCATTTTGGTGGGGACCAACCAGCCGGACGGCTCCACGCTCTCGCCGCCGCAAATCGCGCCCTTTTGGCAGGGGCTTACGTCGCTGCCCAACCCGCGCGTGCCGCCATACAACTACACCGTCTCACCGTTATTCACGGGCGATGTGCGCATTCCGGTGCCAGGCAATTACGACACGCGGGGGCAGGTGGCGTTCCAGCAAAGCAATCCCCTGCCGATGAACGTCAACGCCGTGGTGACGGAGATCATGGACGGCGATCTGGAGGCCGGTAGCCGCGGCGGGCAGCCGGCGGGCGGGGGCAACACGCTTTCCGGCGACACCGGGTTCTACTTCGCTCTGACCAACTACCCGCCGAGTGTGGGCTTCACCTCGCCGCCGACCACGGGCGATTTGAATGTGCCCATCAATTTTACGGGCGTCGTCTATCCGGCTGGGCAGCCGGTGCAAATCGCGTTTGGGGCGAGCGGGTCGATCCCGCCGGAAGGCGGTTGGACCAACACGACCGTTACCCAAGGCACGTGGAGCGGATCGCTGACGCCAACCAGTTCGGGCAACATTTACGTCTGGGCGCGGCAGACAAACAATGTCAGCGTCTTGGCGGTGGTGGGGCCGGTGAACATTTTGCAGCCAGGCGCTCCGGTCATTGTGCAGCATGTCTCGCTGGCCGATTTCAACACGACCCAGACTTTGACGCTGCCCAACCCGGTGGGCATCGGCAACACGCTGTTTCTGGTCACAATGGTGGCGGCGAACACGCCGTTGTCGATTTCCGGGTTCACCTTCATCCAAGGCAGTTCCACCCAAACCGCGACTTATTACCAGAACATCACCTCGTCGGCGCAAAATTCGGCGACCATCCCGGCTTTTGGCTCGTCCGGTAGTTCCAACTGGTGCGCGAGCCTTTATGAGATTTCGGGGGTCACGTCCTTTGGCCCGTATGAACAAACCGGCTCGGCGGCCGGCAATGTGGCGTCGATCAACGCCTTTGGCGCGACCAACGCGGCACCCAGCCTGTATTATGGCGTGGTCACGTCTTTGGGCGTGACGGTGGGCGTGCCAACCCAAAACTGGAGCGCGGCGCTGCCGGCTGGCGCTGTCATTTTGTCCTGCCTCTACGCCAACGCGGATTTTGAGGGGACCAGCATTTGCGCGGGCGAATGGTATCTGCCCAACGGCAACGGCACGCAGAATATGTCGATCACGTCTGAGCAAACCCTGGCGCTGCACGGGCCGTTTGGGTTGCAGGTGGTGGGGACGGTCGTATGAGCCGCTACACCCTGACGGAATGCCGGCGCCATCATTGTGGACAGATGGCCCGGCGAATGCGCGCGGCCAACCGCGTGGCGATGATCGCCGCCGGGTGCGACCCCCACCTTGAAATTGTGCGGCGCTATTACGAGTCGTCCTATCGGCGCGCTTGGCTGATTGACGGGCAGTTGGGCGCCATTGGCGGGGTCTCGGGCACGCTGGCCGCCTCGGATGGGTATATCTGGATGGTGGTGGCAGAGATCGCCACGTGCCACGCTTTGGCTCTCGCGCGCATGACGCTGGGCGTGCTGGCCGAGGTTAGCGTGACTTTCCGCCGGGTAGAAAGCCTGATGGTGGCCGCCGATGAGCGCGCCGTTGAGTTCGCCCGGTTTTTGGGGTTCTGTGTGGTCGATGGCGGCCCGCCCTGGGCCGTGACCATGCGCTATGAGGGGAGGGTGTGAGATGGGAGCGGCGGGCGGCGCTGCGATAGCTGGCGGCGTTATTGGCGCGATGGGACAGATTGAGAGCGGCCTATATTCCGCGCAGGTTGAACGCAACAACGCCAAAATCGCGCAGCAAAACGCCGTGCGGGCCACCCAGGCCGGGTATCAGGAAGCCGAAAACAAAGGGCTTCAAGACGCCAATGTCCTCGGCCAGATTATTAGCGATCAAGCGGCGAACAATGTGGACACGCGCAGCGGCTCGGCGTTGGCGGTGCAGGGCAGCGCGCGCGCGGCGGACCAGGTAGATCAAGGCACCATCATCCATAACGCGCTGTTGCAAGCCTATGGTTACCAGACGGCGGCGCAGAGCGACAAGGCGCAGGCGCAGCAGGATTTGACCGCCGCGGCCTATAACGCGGCGGGCTCTCTCGCGGGACAAGCGGGAAATCTGCCAACAAGCACGGCGCCTACGGACCCCGGCGCATCGCCGCCGCTTTCGACTTATGTAGAAACCGCCACGCCGACGCAAAGCTCAAATGTTTTGTTTGGGTATAATAACGCTACCAACTATGGCGCGGTGCCGCAGTAATCATGGTTGATATTCCTTCCACCGCCGGTTTGCCCAGCGTCAACCCGCAAGGCGAGGCGCCAGACGATTACCAGCATATCGAGGAGAAGATCGGTCCCGCGACGGAGAAGCTGAGCGCGGGTTTGCAGGATTTGAGCAAAGCCTTTTACAACATGCAGAGCACGAAATACCAGTCGATGGCGACGGAGACGGTATGGAAACTGCGCAATCAGTTTAACGATCTGCCGCCAGACCAGCAGGTGGCCCAAGCCCCGCAATACGAGGCGGCGGTGGGTAAAATATATTCCTATTACGGTGATCAGTTGCCTTCGCTGGATCAGCGCGACCAGTATATGCAGGACACGCGATCCTTGCAGGATCGTTACTTTGCTGGACAGTTTTTCACGGCGGCGAAGGATGCGCAAAAGAACGCGGTTAAGGATGGCAGCCTGTATGTAAACCAAACCGCCGCCGGCAATCTGACGCAGGACCCGTTTAGCGAACAAAATTTCGTAAGTTCCATGCAGCAGATGCAAGCGGCCAGGTTACACGCGGATGTGGCCGATGGGCTGATTGGCGACAAGCAAGCCATCGTTGCCGGACAACAGGAGGTGCAAGCAACCGCGGCGAAAACTCGCATCGAGGCGTTGATGGTGCAGCCAAACGGAAGCGGGCTTGGTTTGGCGAACCAGACTTTGGAGCGGTTTAAGGGGCCGCTCGGGAGCGTGGGCGTGTACCCCGAGTTGGCGAGTAGGCTGGATCGGTTGAACAAAGGGGCTAACGTGGCATACGCTGTAAAAGGCGCGGTTGACTCGGTTGTGGCGCCCGCGCTGGCGCAATATCACGATGTGGACGGCATGGCCGCCGCCTCCGCCGATTTGCCTGCGTTGGCGGATAGGGCTGCGGATTTGGCGGGAGCGCGGTTTGGCGATGATCCCAACAATGCGGACATCAAGCAGGAGGCGGAAGAAAATGCGCGCCAGGGCGTCTATACCGCCTGGAACAAACGGTTTGCCGATTACAACGATGTGGCGCGGGAAAACGTTACGTCCCTGCAAAATTACATCCAGCAGCACAAGGTGACTGACATCAATTCGCTCGCCACCGGGCCAATGGCGGCGCAGTATGCGAGCGTGCCCGCGAGTATGATGTCGCAGTTGCAGGCGGTGGCGAAGCAGCAGGCGCCGGGGGCGGAGGTCATAAACACATCGGAGGTAAGGCAAAATTTTGACGCGACGATGGGATTATCAGTTTCCAACCCAACGGGCTTTGCCGCGATGACATTTGACGCGTCGAAATTCACACCAGCGCAGATGAATACGCTCGAAGCGCGCCAATTAGAGGTGCAAAAGCAGCTACAAACCGGCGTTTCTGTCAGCCAAGCGGACGGCATTATCACGGGACTGCGCCCTGACATGCAAGCGTCCGGTATCAAAACGAGTTTGAGCAAGGGTGAGTCAGAAGATGCTCTCAAACCATATAACACTTTAGTTGGACAACTTCGCCAACAAATTGATATGTTTCAACAACAGAACAATCGGATGCCGAACGATAAAGAAGCGCACGAAATGTTGGACCGGCTTCTCATCAACGGGTTTCAGCCTGGCACGGGCAGTATTTTTGGCGGCGCTCCGCCGGAGAAACCGCTCTATGAAATTTTGGGAGAAAGCGGCGGCGCGAGTAAATACGAGTTGGACCTGAAAGACAAAAACTTGGCTCCTGCGGTCAATGGCATCCGTGATGCGTGGTTCAAAAAAACAGGTCAATATCCTGACCAGAAGACGCTAGAGGCGCTTGTTCGGCAGTCTGTTGGCGTTCCCGCGTACCAGGGCAACCAGTAATGTCAGGCAGCAATGTGGTGCCCTTCCCAGGCGGTGTTTCAACGCCGCCGGCCGCGCCGCCGCCTGCGCCCGCGTTCACGCCGCCGGACGCCTTTCCTGGGCTTCCACCGCTGGTGTCGTCACCTCCTGCGGACCAAGCGCCCGCGAGCACGCCGGCCCCGCCGGCCCCTGCCGAACAGCCCGCCGCGCCCGCTGCGGCTCCAGCGCCAAGCGGACCTGACTATGATGCGCTGGTGTCGAATTATCTGGCGCAGCAAAAGTCGCAGGCGGCGGGCAACCTCATCGCCGCCAAAAACGTCAATCCGGATCACGCGGCTACGGCCGCAACGCTTTCGCCCGTCCTCAAAGTGCCGCCGTCTGTCATCCAAAATAACCCGGAGCATTATCAGGGGCTTTTTAACCGCTTCGCTGATAACGCCGTCTTAGATCAGCACCCGCCATTGCAGAAGTTTTTGTCGGACCCTCAAAACGCCGCGGTGGCGAGCGATGATGTTTCCGCGCTGGGTATGGTTGGACAGTTCGGGCGCGGCTACCAGGAGTCGGCGCTGGCCGGACAAATCGGCGACATTGATTTTTCCGAAAAAATGGGCCGCGCCAGTCCTCAACAACTGAATTTGTTGGGGGCGCTCAATGGCCAGATGCAAACGATGGTGGATCAGGACCAAGCGGCGCAGACGGCTTGGCAGCAAGCGCCAGGCCCGGCGCCGCGCATCCTGCCTCGCTTTAGGTTTGGCGCTGATGCCGCTTTGGCGCAGCAGCAGGCGCGGGAGACCGTGCAGCCAGGCATGGGCGCGGCGCTGGCGCAAGGCGCTGGAGGGTTGATTGAACAGGCTAAGGAGGCCGTGCCGTTTGCCCTTGGCGCCGGCGCGGTGAGTTCGCCGCTGGGCCTGGAAGGCGGGCCGGTGGGCGTGGCTGGGGCTTTTGTCACGGGCGCTGCGCGCGGGCTGGCGATCAAAATGGCCGCCCAAGCGGCCACCCGGCAGGCGGGCGAGACCTATGTGCAGATTAAAAAAATGCAGGATCAGTACGGCAATCCTATTCCCGAAAGTACGGCGCAAACCGCGTCCACGATTGCCGGGATTGTCACGGGGCTTGCTTATGCCGCCGGCGGCGTAGGCGGTGCGGGAGAGGTCAAGGTTGCAACCAGTTTGGCGCGCAAGATCGCCGAACGGCAGGATTTGGGCGAGGCCGTCAATCGGTTTTTGATCGGCACCGCCAAAGCTGGCGCGCTGGGCGGCGCGATCAACGCGGCGATCTACACGGCCCAAGCTCTTGCGCCGCAAGCCGCATTGGCCGCCAGTTCGCCCGGCGAGGACACTATTTTCAACGATCAGGGGTTGGCGGACCAGTTCGCGGAAAATCTGGCTGAGCAGGCGGGTAAAGGCGGGCTGCTATTTTCGTTGATGCACATGCCCGTGGCGGGTACGTCGCTGGCCATGGATGCGGCGCGGGCGGTGGGGGCGCTCCAAACCGCAAGCCATTTTGATGCCACCATGCAGGCCGCGGCGGCAAGCAAAACCC